AAAAATATCTCTTGCTTGAACTAATTTTGCTCTATCAAGGTCTGCTTTTGCTTCATCAGCTTCTTTTTTACGTTCATTTTCCATCGCACGTAGGTCAACTTCACGTGATTTTAGTTTTAGTAATGGATCAGAATCAAATTGTGACGTAATTTCCTTCTCTTCCTTAACAAAATCAGCTGTAAGTTCAGAAATTAACACAGATTTTCTTGCTTCTATGTCTTGAGAAAGTTTTTGTAGTTGTTGTTGAGCTTGTGGATCTTGTTGAGCTTGTTGTTGAAGCATTTGAATCTGTTGTATTGCTTCTGCAAACTCTAATTCTACCTGTTCTTGAGCCATCAAACTAATATGTTCTAAAATATTCTTTTGAATTGCAGCCATAATCTGTGGATTATTTCTAACCATGTTAGTAGACATAAAAGTTAAGTGAGATGTGATGTGTGCTCTATGATCTTGTGCACGAAATGCTTGAAAAGGTTTACCAGCTAAGGCATTTATGTGTTCTAAACTTGGATCCATTGGTTGCATTGGAGCAGGAGGAGGTAAAACTTGATCAATATTTTTTACACCCAATGCTTCATACATTTTTCTGTAAGCTTGATACAAATTATGTAGTTGTGGTTGTGATGTTGCAAGTTGTAGTTCTGTTTGTGCCATAGAAATTCTTTGAGCCATTGAAAAAATGTTTGGATCTGCAACAGGTAAAATATCTACTCTATCATCAAAATCTAATTGTTTAACTTCTCTTCTGCCACCAACAACATCGAAAGGATAAACAGGTGGTAAATAAGTTTTAAATACTTTTGCAAGTAATTTAAATTCTTGTTTCATTCCTGAATATAGTCTTTTGTGAATTGCAGACATTACACGAGAACCACGTTCTAATAATGCAACTGTAGTTCCAACTGCAGCACCTTGATTTCCTTCTCCTACTTGCATGTCAGCAATAGCCGCGAATCTTTGACCAGCTTGTACAACTACACCCATCAACTGTAATAAAGTTGTTGAAGGTTCTTTGTAAGGTAAAGTCATAAATGCATCTCTTAAATTACCACCAGGTGCATCTACATCTCTAAACTCACCAGGTTGTAATGGAGCTGCTTCATCTCTTACTCTGATACCACGCTGTTTAAATCCAGCAGGTAAATTAGATAACGTTCCTGCATCCAACAATTGACGGAGTGCAGCAGTTGCAGTTCTACTCAATCCGCCAATCATGTGGATTAATCCAAAGCCATAAAATCCTAGTCCCGGTAGAAATTTGAAATGTACAAAATATTGGATCTTATTTCTTTTTGGATCTGTAGGTTCGTAGTTTCTACGAATTGCTAAAACCTTTCTTGAAGTCTCATCAATGGTTACAATGTAAGGTAATTTAATTCCTGTTGGATTTAATTCTGCATCTTTGTCTTCAAAACCTTCTAAGTCTAAATTAACATGGCATTCTAACAACGTATAAATTGTTTCTTGTTTACCAGATTTTTTGCTTCCTTCTAATTCTCTCTCTTTGTTTTCCACTTCGTCTTTAGTAACGTTTTGTGGTTTTTGTAATTCAATATCAGAATAGAAACCATTGACTTGTTGTTTTCTTAAATCATTTTCTGACATTTTAATTATTTGAATAATCGCTTCCGCATCCTCTAATGAGGTAGCAGAATACGGAACGACTAAATCATCTGCTGGAACAAACTTTGATACAGCTCGTCCTAGTAAATCGTCATAATAAATTTTTTTAAATGTAGAACCTGCAAGTGGTAAATGAAATAACATTTGATCGAACTCAGGTTCGTACTCACTCATTTTTTCCATTAGCTCATAGTTCATGTAATCTTTAACACGATTAGCTTGAGCTTCTTTTTCTCTGTCAGGGTTACCAACTATTTGTGTTCTAACGGGTCCTTCTGCAGGTAGTAATTCTTTATAAGCTCCTGCTTGAAACTGTGTAACAGCTTCAGCTAAAACTGGGTGAGTTGCACCACTAGCTCCTTGAAAAGGTTCTGTTCTGTTTTCATATTTAAAACCTAAAAGATCTAAACCAGTTGTGTATGCTTGTTCCCATTCTTTTCTAGAAGATTTGTAGTCCATATAATTTTCTACAAGTTCAGTTCCAATTGGATCTGTAATATCTTCTGGTAATAATTCTGCTAAGTTATCAAAGTGATTTGGTGTTCCTTCTATGTTAACTTTACTTGGATCAAAGTTAACTTCAACACTACCATCTTCATTAGGTGTAACTTCTACGCCAGGATCTTCAGCCTCTAAAGCTTTCTCCTGTTCAATTTCTATTTCTTCTTGAGGATCAACCTCGATCGATGTTTTTACGTTTGGTAACGACTTGTCTATATCTGCCATTTATTTTCTCCGGTGTATCAGCCACTTTAACTTGTTTTAGAGGAATATTCAACCCCTGTGGATTAGGTCCTCTTTTAGGTGGTATTGTTCTAGTTAATTTTTTCATTTATTAAAATCAGTCATGTTATCTTCAAATAGAGTGCCTTCTTCAATAACGTCATCAGGAACACCATCTTCAACGTCTTTCATTTTACCATCTTCATCTGGTCTTGCAGTAAACTCTTCATACTCTTCAACTTTTCTAGAACCTTCTTTGCCTTTTATTGGAACTTCATCTACTCTATAACTCATGTAAACTTCTTCATAACCAGGAACATCCATATCACCTTTTCTTGTAATTTCAATATTTCCAGCAAAGTCTTCTTCCATATAATAATCATCATATTTATATGCCGTAGCTTTATCTTTTGTAGCCATTGTTTCATCACCCATTGTTTTAATTTTCTTAACTAGATTTAAAAAATATGGAGGAACGCCACCCGTTGCTACTGTTTCTTTTGTAGCTTTTTCTACAACCTTGGTTGTTGTTGCAAGTTCATCTCCAAAGCCTAACATCTTAGCAAGAATAACTGCACCACCTGCACCTGTTGCTTTTAAAAAATCTCTTCGGTTTAAATTTTGTGCCTCTAATACTTCATCAATTTCTTTATTTAAAATTTCTTTTGTCGTATCATTAACAGGTAGCTTTCTATTTTTAGCATAGGCTTTTAATAATTTTAAACCAGGAAATATAGGTGCTGTAAGTTCTGCACCAAGAGTTACTTGGTCTGCTAATACTTTAGGACCAATAGTTGATCTTCTATCTTTTTGTTTTTGTTCTTCTGATTTAATTAATTTATCAAGACCTATTTTTTCTGTGATAACTTTTGTACCTTCTGTACCAACTAAGTTATTTAAAAAGTCAGAAAAGATTCCTGTACCTTTAATATTTGATGGCATTACATCTGTGTAGTCTTGAACATAACCTTGACCCGTGCCGCCTGTAACTTTGAACGCAGGTCTTTGTATAAGATCCGCGGTCAACTGACCAAGTGCAGGTAATACTCTTGCACCAAACTCACCGATTCTAACACCCGTTTCTGCTAATCTATCTGCATAGTATGCATAGTTTCTTGGATCAATCATGTCATTTACTAACGCAACAGGGTTCATGGTTT